GGTGGGAAAGTAGATTGGAAGGAGTACACAGATGATGTCGTTACAGGGCTATTCTCGCACCCGCAAGGGGGTTCGCTTGAGGTTACGTGGACGCTTGCTAAAGCCAAGCTTATCGGCATTGCAAACAAAGACAACTGGAAGAACTATAGTCGTGCGATGCTACGAGCACGGTGTGTTTCGGAAGGTATTCGTTCAGTCTACCCTGGGTGTGTCGTGGGGGTTTATACGCCTGAAGAAGTTGCAGACTTTGCACCCACTCCTCAACGTGCCGAGCCTAAAGCCGTACCAGAGGTGGAGGTCCTTAGACCTATTGAAGATGTACAAGAAGCAGATGGGGCTTACAAGCTTATGCTCCCCAATTCAGAAGAGCCTTATGCTCGCTATCACACGCAAGAAGAATGGCTGACAGGCTATGTCAACATGGCTGCACGTATCTACAAGTCCGAGAGGTACTCTGTTGAACAAAAAGACGAGAAGCTACAAGGCTTGGCTAGTGCCAATGCTGACTACATCTCTACCCTATCTTCCTATGACAAAATCAAGATTAAGGCAGAGCTTGTGAACGCAGGGGTAAACCCAAGCCCAAAGTCGGTGCAGTCCCTGACACCAGTAAAAGAGGAACACAACGAGCAAATATCTTAAAACACTTGGAGAGTGCTTCTATAACACCTATGGAAGCACTCAACCAATACGGGAGTTTTAGACTTGCAGCACATATCGAGGTTCTTAGAAGACAGGGACACCGCATCCATACAACGATGGTTAATGAAAATGGCAAAGAGTTTGCCAGATACACACTCAGAAAGGACTTACATGGACAACAAATATGAAGATAAACCAGGGTACGCAAACCTGTTTTATACCGCACCAGAAGACAAAAAGTACCCACAGTCTCCAGACTATGACGGCTCTATGATTCTCAAGATGGACTACAAAGCTGGGGAGAAAATCAAGCTTGATGTCTGGTACAAAGAGACACGTACTGGTAAGCCTATGCTCTCTATCAAAGAGAACTCATGGCTCAAGGAAAAGGCTCTAGAGAAGGCTCAACCTACAGAGGTGACCCCTACCTACAGACAACCCCCTAAAACAGGCTACAGGAAGCGTGACGATGATGACATACCCTTCTGATGGCAAGTAGTCTATCTCCCACACAAAGAACTCTGGCATACCTGAGAGAAGAGGGTTACACCTGTGCAATTGTTGAGAGGTGGAATCCCTTTGCAAAGATACGTCAGGACCTGTTTGGGTTTATAGACATCCTAGCTATCAAGAAAGACGAGACTCTGGCAGTCCAGTGCACCTCGACAGGTGTGGCTGCCAGAATGAAGAAGATACAAGAGTCTGACTATTTACCAAAAGTAAGGGACGCAGGATGGAAGATTTTGATAATTGGATGGAGCAAGAACTCCAAGGGAAGGTACGTGATGAGACGCTTAGACATTTCATGATGTCAGGAGCACAACTCTTAGCCAAAGCTTACAAACAAGGGTTTGAAGATGGCATGACCTTTATTGAATCTCCAAGTGGGGGTGGTGCTTCAGAGCAAGTCTGAGGTTAGGAACAGTGTCTGGCAGACACGCTGATACCCCTCAGTCTGCCTTTTTCTAACCAACAAGGATTAACATGCCAAAAAAGAAAGTAGCTAAAAAGCCTCATCTGTTCATAGCCACACCCATGTATGGTGGCATGTGCACAGGCTTCTACACCCAGTCAATTATCTCTATGCCCAAGCTGTTTGCTGACCAAGGCGTAGATATTAGCTTTAGCTTCATGTTCAACGAAAGCCTGATACAAAGAGCTAGAAACGCCCTAGTACACGCTTTTATGAAGCAAGACCACATGACGCACATGATGTTCATAGATGCTGACATCAAGTTCAATCCACACGATATTCTTCACATGTTGGCTGCGGATGTGGATGTCATCTGCGGTATCTATCCCAAGAAAGAAATTAACTGGGGAGGAGTCGAGAGAGCTGTAGCTGAAGGTGTGCCTACAGACGAGTTAAAGACCCGTACAGGCTCTTTGGTTATCAATCTGGTGGACTACTCTGGGGAAGTCACTGTGCCCGTGGACAAGCCCGTAGAAATATGGAATGGGGGCACAGGCTTTATGTTAATCAAGAAGGAAGTGTTTACCAAGCTCAAGAAGAAGGTCAAGTCTTACATCAATGATGTACATGACCTAGCAGGTACTCTGCAAGTAGACCGTATCCATGAATACTTCCCTGTGATGATAGAGCCTGGTACAGAGAGACTTTTGTCTGAAGACTATGCTTTCTGCCACATTGCTAGAAAGAATGGCATCAAGATATACGCTGCACCTTGGGCTAGACTAGGACACTTGGGTAGCTACCTCTTTGAAGGTGGCTTGCTACCAGCTCCATGAACCTCACCCCTGTAGAAGTTATTTTACTTATATGGGGTGCAGCCTTGATAGTGTTTTTGTTTTCAGACTAACGCTTGGCAGTTCTGGCTGCTTTCTTAAAGGCATCTTTAGCAGGGTAGCCAGCCTGACCAGGTTTCTTAGCAGGTAATCCTAGCTTGCGTCTCTTGTTGATATTGTAGTAAAGACCACGTTTTGCTTTAGGTGTCTTTTTCATCTGCATCCCCATCTCTTTCTGGCAGCTAAACCTCTTTCACCCTTCCATGACTTACTTCTTGCACAAAATGATTTATGCCGTGGTCCTGATTTTTGTGGGGCTTTTAAGTTACTGCCTGTTGCTCGGTTGTATTTGGCTCGTCCTTTTGCTGTCAAGCCTCCCCCTTTGGACACAGACTGCTTTTCTCCTCGTCCTACTGATAGGTTTGGTTTCGACTTATTAGGCATACTGTCTTGTCCCCGCTTTATCTATGATTAAGGCTTGTCTTCTAGGTTTGTCATCTGGATGTGATGGTACAGAAATATGTGTCCATCTGTCAAACTCTCGAATCACTTGGTCAAACTGTAAATCACTGGCAATGATGGCTTTGACTACATCGTCAGGCACAAGACCAGGAACACGCAAATCAGCAGCACACCCAATGCGGTGCTGAGAAGTATCTTTACTTCCCACTGCGTCATTGACTTGCTTGCTTCTAAACGCACTGTTAACCATGATAGGCTTGCCTCCCAGAAGCTCTTTAACTTGCTCGAGAAAGATTGCCAAACGGACAAGATTTGCCCTCTCAGATTCGTTAGGTTCATTGTCAAACTCCCGATGTTCGGTGATTGTTAACTCTTCTAGAGTAAAGTTTTTAGTAAGAATAGTCATTTTGAAGGCGTACTCTTATGAAGTAGGTCATCTTTAGCTTGTGAACCAGCAGAAGACCCAAAATAAAACGCAATAATCCCTGTCCAAGCCGTACCCAGACTACCTAACATCAGCATCAGAGCTTCACTCGTTCTGAATGTTTCCATCATCATGCCCACCAATATCCCAAAAAATCCTACCGTGACGAGAATAGCAAGGGCTGGGGGGATAAAACTTCTAGTAGTGGCTTGGAGTTCTCTGGCAGACTTTCTATCGTCTACAGCCAGTTTAGCAAAGTCTAGTCCTAGTTCTTGTGCACGAGCTTTTAATCCTAGTTCGGCTTGCTGAATAGATGCTATTTGGTCGGCAGAGAGCTTGCCTGATGCAATAGTTTCCTCTACCTTACTAGGGTCTATACCTAGAGCAGAGGAGACAGCATTGACAGCAAGACCAGCTAGTGGACCACCAAGAGCTGTGGCTATCGTAGGAGCAATTGATTTTAACCAATCCATTACTTACTCTCCAAATGATACTTAGACTTCTGATATTCTATGTGGACATAATACATAAGTGCAACAAATTCCAACACCAATATCAACACTGCTCCAACAATAACAGCTCGGTACTGGTATTTATCAAAGAGAGCTTTCCTTTTTCGGATAGCCTCTTGAGCAGCTTTTTTGCTTCTCGCTCGACCGCCTCTTGTTCCTTTTTGAGACGCAACCTTTCTTTCTCAAAATCACCCCAGATACCTCCCCACCCAGGGGTTTGGTAAATCATAAATTCTCGGAGTTCTTTTTCTTGTTCTGCCAACTGCCTAACACGCATGATGTTGTCAAAGGCTTGTTTGTTCAGGCTCACCCCTTTAGGTGGAGGTTTTTTCTTAGCCTCTTCTGTGGCTATTTCTAAGCTTTCTTTAGCCTCTAAAAAAACACCTATGTGACCAGACACTTCACCAGTAATCTCGGTCACATCGGCTGCTACAGACTTAGCTTCCTTATAAAGGTCAACGCACTTCCTGACCCCTGCAATTGCTGCCTGAGCCATTGCAAATGCAGAAATCGGGTCAATCAATATCCCTCGCCTGGTGTAAAGTAAGCTTCAGACGCACCTTCACCAATAAAAGCTATATACAAAGGTGTGCTAGGACTGAACTGATAAGGCACAGTGTAGACTTTAACCGTAGCAGGTACAGACACCAAAGCATATTGAGGAGATGCGTTGGCAGGGGCTGTAACCGTCACACTGGCATTAGAACTCAGCGTAAAGTAAACAGGTTGACCAGTAGCACCAGAAGGCTGATGGTTAGCCACGCACAATTGATTACAAGGACCGTCAGGAGTAATAGTCAAGGTTTGACTAGAAGTTGTGACATTAGCCTTGTAGGTCTTGCCCATAGGCTGAAAAGGAATATTATTTGCCATTTCAGTAAACCTTTCCACCGCCACCAGATGTAGGTGACTTCTTAGTGTTGTACACAGTCGTATCTGAAAAATCAAACACGGCTCTAAATCCACCTTTAGGCAGTGTGCCTGGTTGCCATCTCTCCATGTCCCTAGAACCGTCTCTAGGCAATTGAGGACGGACAGACTTTGCTATCTGTTGGTTAACTTCAGATGGACGTTGATGGTTTGAATTAGCCATGTGGCTATTCTCAAACTTAGCACTAGGCATCATCGGATTGTTTCTGTTGTTGCTTGGCATGACTTCTCTCCTTGGTTTGTACCACTAGGTAACTGAATACTACGAATATAGCAAGAGTCGCTACTCTTGTCCAATCCCCTGCCCACATCGTATAACAAGCTAGACCGCACGACATAGCCAGAGCCAATATCGTGATGAGCCTGTCTGATATGACCTCTAACGCCAGTCTGATAAATGCAATGATTGATGCGTCCATGATTACCCTCAAAAGTTAATGAAGTAATCATATTATCACATCTACTCATCACCGTCATCATCCATAAAACCAGCACCCCAAGCGGAATCATCGTCCTTCATCTTGAGAGCCTCTAGCTTTAAAGCCCTGTCTATCACCCTCATCTTGTCCACAATGGTCGCTGTCTGGTCAAGCATGACCTCTTGCATAAGCTTGTTGATAGCCTTCTCTAGCTCTGGGTTGATACCCTTTTCTTTCTTTTTAGACATTTTATTGACCAAATCTAGGTTGAACAGAGCTAACAGAACCTTTACGGTTAAGCACATCAGAGGCTGATTGAGGCATGACCATCTTGCCTACCGCAATAGTACCTGCACCCACAGGAGTTGCAGTCACGCCAATCAAAGCGTTTTTAATGGCTTTTTGCATTGCACTTAGTTTGGCTTCTTCACCCGTTACCGTGCTGGCAATAGACTGTAAAGTTGATTCCAATTGGTCTAATTGAGATTTACTCATTAGTTTGGCTGTTTCTAAACTGGGTCTAACATCTTCTCTAAAAGCTTTTAATGAGCTTACCAATCCCGTCTGAACACGGTTAGCCATAATCTGATTTACAGCGTCAGCAATGTGTTTTTTGCCTTCTGGTGAGCCAGACAAAAGAGGACCAACTTCTTTCCATACGGACGGTCTTCCACCCAAAACAATTTCAGTAATCCTAGCAGCAGGGTTTCTGTCTCCAAGGATAGTTTTTACTCTGTCTTGAGCTTCTTGAGTTATTTTGGTTGCTTCTGTTTCCGCAGCCTTAACACCTTTCTCGCCCTCACGCAAAAGACCAGGTGCTCTTACACCCAAAATGTCTTGTGCTGTTTTGGATTTACCCGCAATACGTTCACCACGTTCTAAGGCTTTAATGTAGCTTTCTACTTTACCTTGAACTTCTGGCAACGCTTTTAACCAGTCACTATTGCTGTTGTACCAAGTTTTAGCAGTAGATGCTGTAGTTTTGTTTCTTAACTCACGAGCAGCAAAATCACTAGCATTTTGAACGACAAAACCTCTATCTCCACCAGTCAAGTCAATTAAATCTTGAACAGATTGTTTGCTTTGAAAATAATCTTTAGGCAGTGATGCAGGGTCAGTCATGAACCTTGTGGGGTCAAATCTGTCTTCTGCCGTGGCTTTTTTACCAACTCTGGACTTGTATTTCTCCAAAAGTTTAGATGCCATTTCATAGCCAGCCTGTAGCTCATCGTGAGCTTCTCCAGCAAACTTAGATTGAAGTTCACTAATTTTTCCGTAATATTTTTTGGCAATGTTTGAACCAATAGCTGTGTAACCTTCAACTTCTTTTCCAAACGCAACATCACCCAAGCGTCTGCGAACATCGTCCAAAGCTTCAAATGATGTGGGGAAAGTTTTAAAAACAGGGTTACCTTCTTCATTAACACCAACTTGAACACGCCTAGATGAAACAGCATCATAGATATTTTGGTACGCTTGTAGCACACCTTTTTCAGTTACTGGTGCAGTCTTTTGTGTTTGCGCTTCCGCACCTATTAACAATTGTCTTTTTAGGTCATCTAACAGATTTTTGTACTCAGGCATGTCTTTGACCAATTGCCCAGCACTTTCTTTTTCAGCAACAACAGCGTCTCTAATTTTCTTTTGTGCGTTGTAAGCTTGTGAACGCTTATTAGCAATATCACCAAATAAATTGACAATACGGTCACGCAAACTAGAACCTATATTACTAACTTCACGGTCATTGCCTATACCTGACCTGGCTGCTTGAGCTTCTGCTATAGCTTTTTCACCAATAGTTTCGGTCTTTTTACCTGCCAAGCTCATCTTTTGAGCCTGTGCCTCTAGTTCTTTTTGTTTAGTAGCAGCGTCCAATTTGGCTTGAGATGCACGTTTTTCAGCTTCAGCCGTAATGTCAGTTGCTCCAGTTTTCAATACATCATGCAATTTTTCTTGTGATTTTGTTGTTGCAGGACCGCCACGCAACTTTTCAACTTGGTCTTTAATGTATTGTTTTTGAGTAGGAGTCAACATTGCTTCATCAATGTTCAAGTCTTTAGCTACTGTTTTGACTGCACTAATAGGGTCTATGCCCAATAACTTTTTAGCACTATATTTGACTGCTTCTGAAATAGTGTTGATAAAAGCAGGTCCAGCTATACCACCTGCAAGTTCAGCAGCAAACGTACCCAAAGTGCCCGCACCTCTAGCTTGTGCAAATTGACCAGCAATATCGCCAGTGCCACCAGATAACGCACCACCTGCTGCTGCCAAACCTCTTTCTCCACGCATAGCTCTACCAGCAGATTGCAACCCAGTACCAACGGCTCTTGTGTATGGGCTTGGTATTGCACCTATTGCAGCTCCCGCACCCATTGTTAATTCTGGAGCTGCTGCACCCAAAATTGTCCCACCAACCATGCTTTCCCCAAACTGCTTGAGTCTATCCATTCCTGTTTTTGGAGCTTCAGGAGTTGCTTGTTTTTCTTCTTTCACAGGTTCGCCACCAAACCTTGGTTTAGTTTCTTCTACAAGTTCACCGTCAAAACGTGCCATGATTACTTCCTTTTCCTGTATGTCTTTCCGTCATCAGGGTCAATATATAAACTACCTGAAGGTATAGCATCAAAGTCTTGTTTTGTTTGCGGTCTAGAAACTTCACCTGCACGTACTACTGGCTCTTCTGATTTAGGTGTTCCGTAAATTCTTGCTTGTACTTCTTCGGGAGTAGCATACCTATCCATTTTTTGGTTAAGCATGTCTTTTGTTTTTCTTTGGTCTTCTGTGTAAGCGGGAGAAGTTTCTATAGCAGCCTTTAATTTAGCTGTGACATCAGAGAACTTATAAGCAGCATTACCATAAGTGTCATTAGGACCAACGGCAAGCAAAGCATCTAGCTTACTAATTTGTCCTTCAGTTGGCTTATAACCACCGTTTAACACATACGCCAACTCTAATGCAATACCAGACATGGCTGTGTTGTAGTTACGTTGTTGCTCTTCAGTGAAGTATTGTCCAAGGTTTCTTTGCAATTCTGACGGAATAGTCCCTTTTCCAACAACACCACCTAAAGCACCACCACCAGTAGTAATACCTATTTTTTCTATTAACTCAAGACTTCTTAAAACTTCATTAGAAGCCCTAAAAACAGTAGTTGCATACCGTTCATTTGTGGCAGAAACTGGTTTTCCTACAGATTTTAGTTCAGCCATTTTCTCTTGATGAGTCATTCTGGCTGCTTCACGTCTTGCAGATGCAGCCATAGTTTCTCTATGTTGACGCTCACGAGCAGCCATGTCTTCTTTATGTTTTTGTTCTTGTATGGTCAATTCTGTGGCTTTGCCTTTAGCTTGAGCAACTTGTTTCCAGAACTCTACAGTGGCAGCCAAACCATACTTTTCTTTGTATTTCTTTAAAAAGTCAGCACCTTGTTCGGCAAACAATACATCTGCATCTTCATCTGCTGCCTGTTTATTGATTGCAGCCAACTCACTAATTTCTTTAAGTCTGCGTCCAAGAATGTCGGACTTTGTTTTTAAAGCCTTCATAGACGTATCAAATTGGTCTTTTTCTTTCTTGTACAAGTCAGCACGACCTTTTTGATAACCTTCTGCCATACCGTTCATAGCAGACATTGCAGACTGGGCATTGCCTTTACCGCCACGACCAATAGCAAATCCAATGACGTTAATCAAAGAAAAGAGTCCAGCCAAGTCTTTAGCATTGTCTTGTGTAGGCACAAACGCTGCGTTCATTAACTGCTCTTCTGTTGATTTCAACATGCCCATTTCTGGAGATGTTTTAATTTCTTCCCTCATTGCACGGGTAGATGCTGCTTTAGCTTTTGTTTTACCCGCTTCTCTGGTAGCTAAGTCTTCTGCTTTTGTAGCTTCAAACTCACCGATTTCTTGTTGAGTTTTACCAATTTTTTCTATGGGTTCAGCAATAGCAGCTTCATACTTAGCACCCGCAGTTAACGGCTTGTTAAGAGGTTTGTTTAATATTTCTTGCAGAGCCATTATGTTGTTACTCCTACTTGTGGTGTTGCAGTGGGCGTACCCGCAGCAATACGAGCAATGTTGTTGAAGTAACTTGCAGTCAACTGGTTAGCGTACTGGTCAGCTTGCATACCAGTCTTGATAGCACCTATGGCTATATTGTCACCAATACCTGATAACTTGAGTCCGTAATCGTATTGCTGTTGTAACAACTGTTGTCTTAATTGCTCGACCGCAGCCTGAGCTTGTTGTGCACCTACACCACCTCTAGCTTGAACACCCTGTGCTACTTGTGCTTGTAGGGCTTGTAAAGACTGTTGACCAGCAGGGGTGAGTGCACCTGCTTGTGCTTGTGCCTGTAATTGTTGACCAGTCTGTTGATAAGGTGCTGCCAATTTCTGAATGTCTTGAGCACCCTGTTGACCTGCTTGCCCTGCTTTTCTAGCCTGTAGTGCACCCAGTAAGCCAGTAATACCAGCCACACCAAGTTTGCTACCAAGCACATCTTCAATACTTCTACCTTTAGGGGCTTGTAATGGTGCAGTGCCTGCTGCTTTAGCAGGTTGGTCCATGTCAAATGGTTCTTGTCTTAGTGTTTGTAATGCACTAGAAGTTGGTGTTGATATAGGCTGAGGGACACTAAGACCTCTTGTTGCAAAAGCCGTTTCTGGAGCACCCGCCTGTACATTAGGAATAGGTTGTGACTCAGGTATGTCGTAAGAAGGCAAAGCTGTTAGTTGACCACCATAATTAACATCTCCACCATAAGTATTTGAAGTAGCTGGGGCTACACCCGTCAATGGTTCACCACCACCTTGCAAGGCTAAATCATCATCTAGCTCAAAAGACGGTATCCCAGTGTCTGCATGTGGCTTACCACTACCGCCTCTGTCTTTAAGGAGTTGTGCTTCTTCAGGAGATATATAGGCAAGCATGTGCCCCTCTGGAGCTTTAGCCCTCAGAAGTGCTGCTATTTTGCGTACATCCGTACCCATTTTGGTTAAGTTTCTTACTGCTGTAGCCATGTTTATATCCCCAAAGCATTACGTAATGATTCCACATTCCACACATCTTCTCTCTCTTTACCCGTTGCCTGTGACTCTATATCTCCAGGTGGTCTGTAAGCAGATACCGCCTGTGTTAACGGAGAAGCAAATTGTCCTACTATTGTAGGGTAAGAAGCTTTTAAAGGTGGAGGAGCTACATAACTGGTCGTAATAGACACGTTGTTATCTGACACGTTACTTACGGCATTATTAGCTCCACCGCCTGTAATTGTTACATTGGCACTAGGCACTTTAGGAGTAACTGTAGAAATATTGTTATTTGTGCCTCCTGTAATAGTGACATTTGCAATATTGTTTATAGTATTGTTACCAGTACCGCCTGTAATGGTTACGTTTCCTACGTTATTGCTACCTCCACTTGTAATAACAACATTGGATGTCGGTGTTGTGGTTGTTACATTGGAAGTTAAATTACTGGCAGTATTTGTAGCGGTGTTAGTTGACAGTAAATTAATAATGTTTTGGGCAAGATTAGTCCCAACATTAGACTTGATGTTTGAAGCGTTATTTGTACCACCAGACGTAATGGTTACATTACTTGAAGATACGTTGCTTGTGGGCGTTGTAGTTGTATCTGTGGTGCTTACAGGGCTTGTATCTGTCTTAGCCGTTTGATTGGTTACACTGGTAGGAATGACCGCACTTGTTGTTTTGTTAACAGCAACGCTACTGTCTTTTGGCAATACAGAATTGACGTTAATGGTTACGCCATCTGATGTCTGAATAGTGGAAGTATTTGTAGTAGGGTCAGATTTTATGACCTTACCCGTGACAATAATTTCGCCTAAATCTGTAGCAGGACTAGCAATATTAAATGGAATACCAGTAATTTTTTGGTATTCAGCTCTCATTTTGTCATAAGACGGGTCAACACCAGTTGGGTCTTTAGCCAATTCATCAGCAATTAAGTTAGCTGTAGTTCCTAACGATTGAATATAAGCGTATGTGTTGTAATATTCGTCAACAGATTTTCCTGCCTTTAAAAGGTCAACTTGTCTTTGACTAGCACCAGAAACTTTATTTAGATCAGCTTGTTCTTGAGCAGAAATATTTGGATTGATAGGTGTTTTGTCTAAAAACACAGGGTTAATTTTTGTAATGTTTTCAGGCGTAATTTTTAACAACTTAACTTGATTAACAATCTCAGGATTGGTTGAATTAGTTGTTAAGCTATTAGAACCTTGGTTGTATTGCACTGGAACATTGACAATAGAACCGTCAGACAATCTAAGAGTGGTAAACAATCCCGTAGCTGTTTGCGTCATTTGACCTGGTTTAAACCCGTCATTTGGCAATCCACCAGGACCAGCCACCTGAGTGCCTTGAGATAAATCAACAAAGTCTAACGACACTTTTTGAGGAGTAACACCACTAGCTTGAGAGTTTAAAACATTGTCAATGTCTCTCATGTAAGAATTTTGTGTAGCTTGTAGTCCACCTGCTGTACCTGCACTTGCTGTCAAACCAGCCAACCCACTACCAGTTACCGCACCCGTAGCCAAACCTTGACCAACTATGCTTGCTCCATAAGTGCCTAAATCAGGTGTCAATGCCTGACCTATAATTGTTCCACCACCAGAAGCAAGAGCGTTGTTAAATATGTCTTTAGCAGTTCCACCTTTTAACGCAGTGCTAACAGTTGAATTAGCCACGTTGTTGATGACATTTTGTAATTGCGTATTATTAGTAATATCAACTTTTAATTTATCTAAACCTGTTGCATCTATAATGCCAGCAGATATTAAAGCAGGTCCAACACTCTTGATAGCTTGCTCTATAGTTTGACCTTGCGATACACCCGTTCCTATTGCAGCCAAAGCAGTACCCACAGAAGAAGATACAGTAACCCCTAAAGATGTGGATAATGACGCACCTAAAGCTTCACCCACAATAGGCAAAGCATAAGCAAGACCTAAAGCAACTAAAGTTGGAACTATATTTTTGTCAGGAGCTGCTTTTGTAGCCGTGTAAACATTACCAGAACTAACAGGAGCTAATGTACCCTCTTGATTTACGGTAGTTACCGCAGATACATACCCACCTTTACCATCACTGATGTTTACTTGAATGTTTCCATCTGGTCTGGTTTGGACATATTCGTATCCAGACAAAGACTGTCCTGTTGTTTTATCTACAAGTTGAGGAACGCCAGTATCGTCATAGTTAAGTAAAGCCGTACCGCTTTGGATAGCATTTACTAAGTTAGGTGCTTGCGCTGTTATCTGGTTTATTTGACCAGCAGAGGCTTGTCCAGTTGCCTGACCTACTGCTCCACCTGTATTGCTTGATTTAAAAGTTAATGGTGGAGGTACATTTGCACTTGTAAAGTAATTGTTTACAGTTGTTGGAGGCAATTGCATGGCAGAGGCTATCTGTTCTACAGACACGCCATTGGCTTGAGCAGCACTAGCAATCGCTTGTGGATTGTCTATGTTTGCTGCTACAAAATCCCTAATTGCTTGGTCATCTACTGCCACATTAAACTCCTAATTGAGCTTGTATCTGTTGATGAATGGTCAGGTGAACTCCTAACCAGTCATAAAAGTCTTCTTCTACATTCCAATCACTATCCAACAACTGAAACGGGTTGTCAAGGTTAAGGATAGTTGCCAACCTCTGATGTTCTTGATTGTGCACAAAAAGCCAGTCATCTAAGTTTTTGGTATCCGCATCTATCAACGGATACTTTTGCACAAGAATACCCTTGTCAGCCAGAATCTCGTAAAACAACTGGTGCTGAACACCGTTCTCAAACAAGAACCTACCTAAACCTTCTGTATCTCCAAACTCAACATAAGACAAATTATCATTGTTCAATTCTTATCCTGTTTAGCATCTAGCTTGTTAAAGATTTGTTTACAAATGTCTTTAATCTCGTCTATGTCTCTACGGTAGTCATCTTTAGAAACATAAATGTGTGGCATCTCTCTAGCATCATTGTCTAGACGCTCTATAGCCTTAGTGATGTTGTTCAGTACCCATCCACCAAAGAACGCTGCTATACCAACAATGACATTAAAGATTTGCTGAGTATCCATTAAACTGTCCAAGGCAAAGGTTGTGATGATGGGGATACTGGAGGCGTAATCATTGAGTTGATTTGCCCCTGTACATTTGCGTAATAATTTTCTTGGTTGTTGGTTGCAGTATTGATCCAACTTATTACTTCTGCTTGTGTGAGTTGATCGTACGGAACAAACCCAACTTCACCTTGTTCAGGTTGAAATTGAATATTTCCATCAATGTTGGCTGTATAAGTACCATCAGTACCTGATACGTTAAAAAGCACATTGACCACATACCCTGTTGGGTTAGGTACTGTGAACATTTGTGTGATGGTTGTGGTAAATGTTGTTGCCATGTTAATCCTTACATTGCTGTGTTTCTGTTAATTCAATCATATTCCCACCTTTGCTTTGAGTTCCGCTATCTCTGCGGATTGTGCGTCAACAATTGTTTTTAGTTCTTGAATTGCCGAAACTAATACAGGAATTAAATCAACAGCTCTTAAACCTAATGTTTTGTCTTCATCATTTCCAACATCAACCGCTTCAGGATAAATTTTTTGAACATCTTGGGCAATCAAAAACAACCGATTTACATCATCTGTATCATTTTTGTAGTTCCCGTAAACAGTTCTAAGTGTTGCCAAATTACTTAAAGCATTTGTAATTGGTGCTTTAATATTTTTAAATCTTTCATCAGAATCTGCCGCCCAAGATGTAGCACCTGATGCTAATTTAACACCCCCACTATTATTGACGGAGACATAAGCAGTTCCGTTATAACCGCCAAAATAATAGTTGTATGAGGTTGCATCCGTAAGCCACATAGTTACATCTGCACCTGATGCATTTGAAGCCATGGTTAAAACAACATTGCTTGTACGAGTTGTAGATGTATAACTTGTAACTGGCGGTGACTTTAATTGACCAACAGAATTAATTTGAAATCTTGGATTCCCATCCCCATCAGACAGCACAATGTTGTTGCTTGTTGTGCGAATGTCTAAGCCACTAGAGTTGCCATCAAATGACCCAATTATCGTATTTTTAGCACCTGAAGTTACTAAATAACCAGCGCCTTGACCAAAAAATCCGTTTAAAATTCCTGTGGAATTTTGACCAGCGTTATCACCAACAAATGTGCATTGTGCGCCAGTAGATAAATAACCTGCCCTGTATCCAACAAAAGTGCTGGCAATGTTAGTTGTGATTGTATACCCCGCCTGATAACCCACAGCAGTGTTGCGGTCGGCTGTATTTGCTGTTAATGCTGAATCACCAACTGCCGTGTTGTATGAACCCGTAATATTTGTATAAAGCGCATTAACACCACAAGCGGAGTTTGACGAACCAGTTGTGTTTTTGTTAAGCGATTGCTGACCAATTGCTGTGTTTAATGTACCACTTGAGTTTGTGTAAAGCGCACCCGAACCAAACGCTGTAACATTAGCAGCGGTATTAAAATATGCTGCTTGATACCCTACTGCGGTGTTGTTAGCTCCTGTGCTATTTGTATAAAGTGCTTGTGTTCCAATAGCAGTATTACTAACCCCTGTCGTACTTACACCTGCGTTGTATCCAAAAGCAGTTAAATAAGGTGTACCACCACCAGTAGTTTGCAAAGCGTAAACAGTACCCAATGCTGTTGCAGTAGCTTGTGAACCTCCACCGCTTACAGTAGCCCAAGTAGCATCACCCCGTAAATACGTTGTGCTAGATGGTGTTCCTGTTACTGCACCTGATAGTGCAGTCACGCTACTCATAATCGTGCCACTTGTGGGCAATGTGACTGATGTATTAGCTGTAGCCGTCAAAGTCTGAGAAAAAGCACCACTTGTAATCAAGCTAGAAGCGTTAGCCAAAGTCAATGTGGCACTTGTAGCTGGGGCTGTAATTGTTACTTTATTAACGCTAGTAGCAGTTGCAACACCTATAGTAGGAGTTACAAACGTAGGGCTTGTAATCAAAGCTACAACTGTTCCCGTGCCATTAGTAGTATAAGATGTACCCCAAGCAGTGCCTGTAGAGTTAGCTATACCTGCACCAGGGTAGACTTGAGCAGTAGGAGCAGTGCTTAACCAAGCCGTTCCATTAGAAGTCAACACATTACCCGTTGTACCTGCGGAAATAATAGTTACATTTCCTGTCCCATTACCCGTCATCAAGCCATTAGCTGTAATAGTAACCAAACCTGTACCACCTTGAGCAACTGTTAAAGGTGTAGACACACTAGAAATAGTTGCATTTGTAAGGGTCAGGTTACCTACAGACGTTGTAGTCCCACCCAAAGTAACAGACGTATTTCCTAAAGTAGCAGAACTGTTTGCAAGATAACTGTTGGGGAATGTTGTTCCTACACTGGTGATGGTGACATTTGCAAGCGTCAGATTGCCTACATTTGTAGTTGTTCCACCAAGAGTAATGGTTGCATTTCCAAGTGTTGACGTACTGTTAGCCAAGAATGAATTGGGAAATGTAGACGCAACATTAGAAATGGTGACGTTGGTCAACGTGACATTGCCTAAAGTCGTAGCAGTACCGCCCAAAGATACGGAGGTATTGCCTATGGTGACGCTTGAATTGGACAAAGAACCGTTGCCAATATTGCTCAGCGTGTTGTTAGCACCACTTATGGTCTTGTTGGTTAAAGTCTGTGCACCTGTCAAAGTAGCTACAGTGCTGTCAATAGCAATGGTTACATTGGCAGAACCGTTATAACTTGTGCCAGATAAACCTGTGCCTATAGTCAGATTGCCTGGGCTTGTAGCCGTGATGGTGACACTACCACCCAAGCTCACAGATGAGCCATTGATGGTGACACTGCTATTTGCTAGAAAACTATTTGGAAATGCGCTTGCTACACTAGAAACAGTCAGGTTTGTTAACGTCACATTACCAAAAGAAGTAGTGG